AAAAGATGGCACAGAAGTTGTCGGTAATATAATTCGTTGTAAAAATTACAAGTCTAGAATTACAAAAGAAAATGAACAAGTAGATGTTAGACTATCATATAAAACAGGTCTAGACAAATACTATGGTCTTGTAGAATTAGCAGAAGAATGTGGTTTGTTTAAAAAAGTATCAACAAGATATGAATTACCAGACGGCAACAAACAATATGCAAAAACAATAAATAATGAACCTGAAAAATATTTCACTAAAGAAGTATTAGAGAAGATTGATGAGTACACAAAAAGAAAATTCACCTACGGAACAGAAGACTAAACCATATACATTTGCACAAAGACAAGATGATGATTACACCTGTATAAAACTTACAGAAGGTAAGTATGCAGAAGTAATTTATAAGTATGGTAATGTTGGATTCAAAGAAGTAGAAGATTCAGAAAAACTTTCAGTAATATTTGATTATAATATTATGAAAAATCCTAAAGATGTAGACATTGATGAACAAGAGTTTATCGACCACATAGGTGATATCTTAATAGATTTAGTAGAAGAACAATTAGCAACAGGTAAACTTGATTTAAAATTTGAGGACACGAATGAGTGATAGAATAGAAAGAATTATATTAAGAAATTTATTTTATAATGAAGACTTTACAAGAAAAGTTTTACCCTTTATTAAATCAGATTTCTTTACTAGTCATAGTGAAGCTATATTGTTCGGTGAGATAAATGAGTTTGTACAAAAGTATAAAAACTTACCAACAAAAGAAACCATACTTGTAGAATTAAATAAAAGAAAAGATTTAAAAGAAGATGAATTAACTGAAATTAAAACTATTGTAAATAAACTTGATAAACAAGAAGTAGAATTACAATGGTTGTTAGATACAACAGAAAAGTTTTGTAAAGATAGGGCAGTACACAATGCAGTCTTATCAGGTATTCAGATTCTAGATGGTAAAGATAAGAAACAAAATCCAGAGGCGATACCTCAAATTTTATCAGAGGCACTTGCAGTATCTTTTGACAATCATGTAGGTCATGATTATGTTGAAGACGCTGAATCAAGATTTGATTTCTATCACAAAAGAGAAAAAAGATTTAAGTTTGATTTAAATTACTTTAACAGAATTACAAAAGGTGGTGTGCCAAGTAAAACACTTAACATTGCACTTGCAGGTACAGGTGTTGGTAAATCATTATTCATGTGTCATGCAGCTTCAAATTGGTTGCAAGATGGCAAAAATGTTTTATACATTACTCTTGAAATGGCAGAAGAAAGAATTGCAGAAAGAGTAGACGCTAATTTAATGGATGTTACAATAGATGATTTACATGCAATGCCAAAAGATATGTATGAAAGTAAAATGTCTAAACTACAAAAGAAGACAGTAGGTAAATTAATCATCAAAGAATATCCTACTGCCTCTGCTCATAGTGGTCATTTCAGAGCATTACTAAACGAATTATCATTGAAGAAAACTTTTAAACCAGATGTCGTATTTATTGACTACCTCAATATATGTGCGAGTAGCAGGTTCAAAGGTGGTAATATCTCATCATATTTTTATATCAAGGCAATTGCTGAGGAGTTAAGGGGACTTGCAGTTGAATTTGATATGCCTATATTCTCTGCTACTCAAACGACAAGAAGTGGTTTTACTTCAACAGATATCGGTCTAGAAGATACGGCAGAATCATTTGGTTTGCCGGCAACAGCAGACTTCATGTTTGCACTAATCTCTAATGATGAGTTAGACCAATTAGGTCAATTAAAAGTCAAACAATTAAAGAATAGATTCGGCGACCCAAGTATGAATCGTTCTTTTATCATAGGCGTAGACCGTTCCAAAATGAGATTATTTGATGTTGAAGCTTCTGCTCAAAATATCGTTGATAGTAATCAGACTGAAGAAGAAGAAAAGATAACACCGGAAGGTGCATACGAAAAGTTCTCTGATTTTCAGTTATAAATAGTCATAGGAGAAAACTATGGCAAATATAGGTGTAGAAGCGTCAGAAGTAATGGGAGCTGTCGCTATGTTTATGACCCCCAAACAAATTCAAGACTATTCTAAAGACAATATAGGTCTAATGACTTTTTTTAATGAGGGTAAAAAAATAGCAAAAAGCGATAAAATTGTTTATCCTTCTGGAACAAAAGACAAATTTTTAAAAGCATTTGAAGACCCTCACGATAAAGATTTTTTATTAGCAGCTGTATCTGGAATGTCAGCAAGTATTGCTATTAGAAAATGGGTGCCTACAAGGTCGGGTCAAACAGCAAAGAATGCTGTAATTTCAGCAAATAAAATTCCTGAAAAAGTATTTTTAACAGGTGATAGTTGGCCAAAAGAGGTGCAACAATTTTTAGTTGCAAGAGATGGTTTTGATTCATATAATTCTTCTGATTATATTATTAAATGGAAAAACCCAAAAGGTTTATCTTACTTTGGAATATCTTTAAAGAAAAAAAAGACACCGAAAGCTCCTGACCCTACCATAATTAATAAAGTATTTGATAGTATATTACAAAGTAGTAATCCAAAAGAGATAGAAAATTTTAAGAAAATTAATGAGGATATTGATGAAGCAAAAAATAAATATTTTGCTAGAGTAGTTAGAGAGGCTGCTAAAACAAATCCTCCAGGAAGCAAAACACCATATTTAACATTCGTAAAAGGGCAAACTTTACCAAATAATAATAAAGAGCTTATGAAAATTAAAATAGATATGCCAGGTTTTGCCAAACAATCAATGAATTTAATAAACATAAAGGGCACAGGTAAAATTGATTTACAAAAAGCTAAAAATCAACCTGAAACTACAGCACATAAAACTATTTTTAAAATAAAACCTAAAGGTGAAAAAGATTATAGAGAATTTAGTAAAGGAGAAATGAAAAACTTAGGTTTAAGTATGAAAGCTTTTGTTAATAAAAAATTAGCAAGTAAAGATTCAGTTTATAACGCTATGTTACCTGCTATCAACAAGTATGCTGATAAATTTGCAGCTGCTTTAATTAATTTAATTTTAAAAATAAAATTATATGAATCATTAGATGATACTAAATTTGCTTTTGCATTAGTTACAGGTATTGGTGATGTTGCCAAAGATGGCACACCTAAAGTATCTCCAGGAAGATTAGAAAGTTTGCATACTGTATTATGTGGTTTAAGTGCTTTACAAGATGGTGGCAAAACAAAATATGAAATGCTTTTAGATGATGAAGCTAATAAAAAATCAGATGGCGCAAAAGTATTTTTTAAATTAAAAAAAGGTGATATTAATATCATAGATTTAAATTTAAGGTATAAAGGCAGTTTTACAGCTCAACCTCAATTTCAAGCCACAATATCAAATGACTTCAAAGATATATTGACAGAACAATACGGAAAAATATGTAGGCAACCTAACTAATATTAGTATATTATTATAAAGTGAAACATAAAAAATAATTCAATACACAAGTTATCAATCTACTAAATAATAACAGTTACTTGGAGGAATAATAAATCGTCCCTCAAATAATGTCGGTTCACGCTTGACTTTATTTGTTCCTTACGATATACTCCAAGTATAACAATTAACTATTTGATAGGAGGATAATCAAATGGGAAACATTCTATTAAACCTAAGATACCTATTAGCACCTGTGTTAATCATAGTTGCTGGTGCAGGTGTCTTAATTGGTGGCATAATGGCATGGCTAGGAGTAGTTTTACTATTCGTAGGTTTACTTGTCGATATTGCTACTAAGTTTGAAACAACAGGTGTAGGATATGATAGTGAAGGTAATAGTTTGGGTTGGGCAAGTTTCCAAAACTTAACTATGTACTTCATGTTGCCTATATTCGTACTGTTCCAATTAGTAATGGCATGGAGAGTTTACTCTTTCATGGCGTTCGGTGGTGCAGAAGGCGAATTAGTAACAACAATATTCGGTCTTATACCCATGTACGAAGGCATAACAGTAGTTAACCTTATCGGTGCAACATTATCATCTGGTATCTTTATTGGTATCGGAATTATCTATGGTCACGAACTAAGTCATACAAAAGGATTTGGATTCGTAATCTCTAGAACAATGATGGCACTATCTGGTTCAGCACATTTCTGTTACGCTCATGTATACAACCATCATCTAGAACTTGCAAGTGAAGATGACCCTGCTACGGCACCAAGAGGTCGTACAATTTATGGTCACTATCCACTTTCATATCTAGGTCAATCAAAATTTCTATTTAACATGGAAAAAGAAAGACTAGCAAGAATGGGTGTATCATTCATTTCTTGGCAAAACCGTTGGATAAGAGGATATCTAATGGCAGTACCAACAGTAGCATTATTCTTTGCCGCTGGTGGTTGGATAGGTATGGCTGTTCTAGCAACAGTTTGGGGTATCTCAAACTTTGAACTAGAAGCACTTAACTATCTAGAACATTATGGTCTAATTCGTGTTAAAGACCAACCAATTGATTACAGACACAATTGGGATAACTCAACAGCTTTTACTGCATGGTTCTTTATTGAAATCGGCAGACAGGCTGACCATCATGACAGAGGCGAAACTCATTTTTGGGAACTCGAAAATGTCGGATGTCCAAATACCGGTTGGGGTTACTTTGTAGTATTCTTTATTGCATTAGTACCACCAATATGGCATTGGTATATGAGAAAAAGATTGGCTGCATGGGATACACACTTTGCAACTGATGAAGAAAAGGCAATTGCAACAAGAATCAACAAAGAAGTAGGGTACGAAGGTACACCTTTTGTTGGTGATGTATTGCAAGACGCTGGAAATGTAGACTTAGGTCTTCGTTCAGCTAAAAAATAAATAGTTTTTAAAACTAGGGAGAGGTCTGCCGACAAGGGCCTCTCCTACTTAAAAATATTATGAAAACAATTGATTTATTTAAAACACCTCTATTTACATGTAATTTAGATTCTACTAGACACATGGTTCCCAAATTAAAACAATATGCATATCAACAAGAGAAGTATAAATCAGGAAGAAATGTAAGTAATGTTGGTGGTCATCAAACAAACTTTATAACAATAGAAGAAGAACCACTATATAAAGAATTAATAGACTTACTTATACCCCAAATCAGAGATGTGATATATGGATTCAATTATCACCCACATAAACAAATAACAATATTACAATGTTGGATTAATATTAATAGAAAAGGTCATTTAAACTTACCACATATACATACTAATACAGATTTTGCAGGTGTTTATTTTATCAAAACTGATAGTAATACAGCTATAGGATTTAACAATCCAGATAATATGATTCGACAATATGAATATAGATACACCGATTATCATGAATACAATTCAGAACAACAGGCCTACTGGCCAAAAGACAATGATTTTATTATGTTTCCATCACATATAGAACATTTTGTAGAAGAAAATAAGACAGATATACCAAGAATATCACTTGCTTTCAATATAAAAATAACAGGAAGTGAGTATCCAGAGTAAAAATAGCTTGACATTTATCTCAATATACCATATAATATAAGATAGTGGAAGTATAAATAGTATTGTCGATTTTGAACAGTACATTTATGGATTCGTTATATATATGGAACAATTGGGAGACACATGTTTAGTTTTAAAGGGTATCAAACTAAGGCAAAGAATAAGCACTTAGAACATCTAGAGGACCAGATTATAGACAATGGTTCAGCAGGTGGTCAAAATGCTGTAAATTTTTTAGTTGCAATTCGCAACATGCTAGCCGGTTCATCTAGAAGTAAAGTCAATATGACTGTTAAGTGGGATGGTGCCCCAGCAGTTATCTGTGGTATTAATCCTGAGAACGGCAAATTCTTTGTAGGCACTAAATCAGTATTCAACAAAACACCCAAAATAAATTATACAAATTCAGACATTAGTAGAAACCATTCCGGTGTACTTGCAAGTAAACTTAGAATATGTTTATCACAATTAAAAAAAATAGTAACTAATGGTGTATATCAAGGCGATTTATTATTTACATCAGGTGATGTTAAGAAGGCAAACATAGATGGTCAATCTATGGTTACATTTACACCTAATACTATTACATATGCAATGCCAACAAATTCATCAATAGGTAGAAAAATTTCAAGTGCAAAACTAGGTATAGTCTTTCATACAAAATATTCAGGTACAAAAATACAAGATATGAGAGCCGGTTTTGGTACAGTTACGGGTGGGGGTGGTAGAAGTGTATATCTTGCTTCAGCAGGTTATAAAGATACATCAGGCTCATCTAAATTCACATCAACAGAATTATCTAGATTTGATGGACTAATTAGAATGGCAAAAGGTTCATTATCAAAAGCAGGTCCTATGTTAAATAAAATGGATAGTAGAGACCCAACATCAGTAGGATATAGATTAAAAACATTTTTTAATTCTGTAATTAGAAACAGCACAGGTGGTATGGGTAAAGTTAAAACACTACAAGGACAGTTTAGAGATTACTATGAGAATTTTATTAATGCAGAAATATCTGCTAGAAAGACAACAGCAGGTAAACAAAAATTTATAAAAGCAAAAAAAGAGAATTTAGAATTTATTGATAAAAATTCATCATCATTATATATGGCAATTGCAAGTCATGTCAGTTTGGCAAATGCAAAGAATTTCTTAGTAAGTAAACTATCACAAATACAAAGTATAGGACACTTTCTAAAAACATCAAATGGATACAAGGTAACAGCACCTGAAGGTTTTGTCGCAGTAGATAGAAGTGCCGGTGCAGTTAAACTTGTAGATAGATTAGAATTTAGTCGTGCAAACTTTACGATGGATAAAGATTGGGGTTAATGTGAAAAGTTTTAAAAAATTTGTAAAAGAAGAAGTACCTGTAATACAAAAAAGTATGAGAATTATTATGTTAGGTGGACCTGGTTCAGGTAAATCAACATACTCTAAATTCTTAACTAAAGAGTTTTTAATACCTCATGTATACACAGGTGATATGATGAGAGATTTATCAAAACAAGATACACCAACAGGTCGTAAAGTTAGAAGTGCATTAGACAAGGGTGATTATGTTGATACTAAAATTGTATTAAGTACATTACAAAAAAGATTATCTAGAAAAGATACAGAAAGAGGATATGTCTTAGATGGTTTTCCTAGAAGTATGGAACAAGTAAAAGAAATGGAAGACAGAGGAATAGGGTATGACCATGCAGTCTATTTAGATGTTGCAGAAGAAGAAGTCATTAGAAGATTAATGTCTAGAGGTCGTGCAGATGATAAACCAGAAATAATTAAAAATAGAATTAAAGTTTACAAAAAACAAACACAACCTGTTATAGATTATTATAAAGATAAACTTATAACTATCAAGGCAAAAGGTGGTGAACAAATAGAAGATATCGCAAGATTAATTATAAAACAAATTAAGGATAAAGATGAAAGTTTTTAAAAGTTTTAAAGAACAATACTTACAAGAAGGTGTATATGACCCTGGCATATTCAAGGCATACTTTCTTGCAGGTGGTCCTGGTTCAGGTAAATCATTTGTAACATCAAGTGCTTTTGCAGGTCTAGGTTTAAAACTTGTAAATTCAGATAGTGTTCTAACAAGAAAGTTAGAGAGAGAAGGATTGTCTTTAAAAATGCCTGATTCAGAAAAAGACCAAAGAGATAAACTAAGAGATAAGGCAAAAGTTACAGTAGCAGCTCAATTAGATTTATATATTCAAGGTAGACTAGGATGTATTATGGATGGCACAGCAAGAAATTTTGCATTGATATCAAGACAACAAAGACTATTTAAATTTTTAGGTTATCAAACTACTATGTTATTTGTGAACACATCTTTAGATGTTGCATTAGAAAGAAATGCAAAAAGAGATAGAACAGTACCAAAAGCTGACGCTATAAAAAATTGGAATACTGTACAGAGCAATATGGGTCAATATCAAAGATTATTTGGTGCTCAAAATATGTATATAATAGACAACAACAGAAGTGAAAAAGAATTAGTAACATTGACATTAAATAAATGTGCAAGTATTGTAAGAAGAACTATGAATCAACCTCATGGATATATTGCACAACAATGGATTAAAAGAGAGTTAGACAGAAAGAAAAGATGAAATTTTATAAAGACTTAATAGAATCAGTAATTGATATACCTAGGAAAGATTATGCACCTGGTGTATTTGATGACGCTGATTCTGAAAATCCTAAACTAAAACAAAAAGTTTTAGATATGATTGACAAACAGATTAAAGAGTTTGAAGAACTTGCACCTGTTGTATCAACATCATTAATAGGTTCTATACTTACAAAGAGATATCGTAATGACGCTGATTTAGATATCAATGTTTTATTTGATGTTCCTGAAGATGAACAAGAAGAAAGGAGAGAACAATACTCTAAACTATTAAGAGATATCAATGGTAAAAATGTGCCAGGCACAGAACATCCTGTAAACTACTATGTGATTACAGACCCTAAAGTTTTAGAAAACAATAATAAAAAGGCAGATGGTATCTTCTCTATAAAAGATAACAAGTGGATTAAAAAACCAGATGAAGATACTTTTGAACCAGAAAAATATGAAGCAGATTTTAGAAAACAAGTACAAGAACTTGACATTATAAAAGGCGAACTAAAAAGAGATATCATAGATTATGCAGAACTAAAACAATTAACAAATAATGATGTATTAAATCTACAAGAATTAGTCAATGAAAAACTAGAAGAAATAGAAGAATCAATTAGAAAACTAAAAGAGATTGGTGATACTATCACAAACGATAGGAGAGATATCTTTAGTAGAGAAATGACACCTGATGAAATTAGAGAGTTTGGTAAACAAAACAAACTACCTAAGAATGTCATCTATAAGATGTTAGAAAAATATCACTATATGAAGTTTTATAAAAAACTAAAAGATATATTAGAAGATGATAAAGTTACAGACCAAGAAATAGATTCTTTAAAAGAGGCACCTGAATATTCTAAAGGCACAATGGCACTTGCATTTGGTAGATTTAATCCACCAACAATAGGTCATGAAAAACTTTTAAGAAAAGTATCACAAACACCAGGTGATTTTAAACATGTATATTTAAGTAAAAGTAATGACCCTAAAAGTAATCCTTTAACAGTTACACAAAAAATTAAGTACATGAGAAGTATGTTCCCAACACATAGAAGTATGTTTAGAATACCTAAATCAAATATGATATTAGATATTGCAACAGAAATATTTAATGATGGTTATTCAAATATAAATTTTGTTGCAGGTAGTGATAGAGTGCAAGAATTTAAAACAATACTAAACAAATATAATAATGTAAAATCAAGACATGGTTTTTATAACTTTAAAAATATAAGAGTTATAAGTGCAGGTGAAAGAGACCCAGACGCCGAAGGTGCTACAGGTATGAGTGCAAGTAAAATGAGAAAAGCTGTTGCACAAGGCGATATGAAATCATTTGAAAAAGGTTTGCCAAGAGGATTTAGAGATATAAAAGGATTGTTTAGAGATGTTGCAGTAGGTATGAGAGTAGACTTTAAAAAAGTATTAGCTGCTAATACAAATAATCACTTTGGATATTCATATAAACCTATTGCAAGTTTAGAAGGATTTGAAAAGAAACAATTAAGAGATTTATATATTAGAGAAGTTATCTTTAATATAAATGACAAAGTACATTATGTAAAAGAAGATATACATGGTAAGATTGTAAGAAGAAGTACAAACTATATTGTACTTGAAGATACAGAAGAAAACTTACATAAGGCATGGATATATGATTGTGTGCCTGATTCAGCAGATAAAGAAGTTGCAATTAGAGAGTTTAATTTAGATATAGATTATGGTTTTAAAGCCGTATCGGAGGGAGATATGAATGAGAAGAAAGTATTAGACCAAGACCCGGATGTTAAAAAAGAACCTGGAAGTCAGCCAAAGAAATACTACAAGACATTGAGTAAAGATGTAAAACAAAAGAGGGCAGCTCACTTCAAGAAACAAGACACAAACACAGATACAGCGACACCAGCGCCAGGTGATGACACGGCAAAGACTAAAACATCTAAACATACTAAGAAATATAAACAGATGTATGGTGAAGTTAATCAAGAATCATATGAAATAGGGGCAGATTATGCCAATCATACTAAAGAAATGACACCTGGAGAGACACCAGATGAGAAACCTGTTGATTCTAAACTAAGAACACCAGAAAATTCTCAAAACAAAGAGTTAAAAAAGGATAAATATAAGATGAAAACATTCAAAGAGTATGCGAATGATGATATATATGCACATCTAGAAGAAGAACTAGAGATTACAGAGGCAGAATATCAAGGGAAAAAAGTGAAACTTAACGACCCTGTAAGAGGTGGTAGTAAGAAGTTTTATGTATATGTCAAGAATGAAAAAGGTAATGTGGTCAAAGTATCTTTTGGTGATACAACAGGATTGAGTATCAAAAGAGATGACCCAGAGAGGAGAAAGAACTTTAGGGCAAGACACAATTGCGACCAGAAGAAAGATAAAACCACAGCAGGTTATTGGTCGTGTAGAATGTGGACTGCTAAAACAAAAGTATCGGATTTAGACTAATGAACTATAAAGAATTTACAAAGAAGTCATATGGATTAGAGGCAAAAGAAGTGCCACCTAAACCAATGACATATTTAGATGTTAAAGAAGACATAAGAGTTTCAGACCCAACAGGTAGTAAGAAAGCTTATGCAAAAAGTTATGCAGATGTATACAAGGATACACATAGAGGGGCACCTGATATTAAAAATGAGAAACCAGGTGAATTTACTTTAAGTGGTAAAGATGAAAAACTAGTCGCAGATTTAGTGAGGGACAAATGAGTAGATATAGAGCAACAACAGGCGAACTGTTAGAACAAGTAAGAATGTTTGAAGGCAAAACAAAAGACATTTATAATATGGCTTTTGCTGGTGATAAGGCTGACATAATTGCAAAGAAACTTAAACTAGATGTTGATACAGTTAAAAAAGTATTGGGTGAAGAAATTGCAATTGAAAAAGTTGAAAGAGTTCCTACTGGTCAATACATTGTAACATATAAAGACCCCAATGGTAAAGGAATGGCAAGAGTATTTGATTACAGACAACATGCACATGACTTTGAAAAAGAAATGAAAAAGAAAGGTATGACTGAAGAAATTTTAAATGAATACAATCCTAACTTTGGTAAAGATACTAGCGCAGGTAGAACAAAAGAAACTCATGCAGCTAATAAGAAAACAGAAGGCGAAGACAAAGTTAAATCTCTAGAAAATGAGATTCAAAGATTAAAACTAGAATTAGAAAACGAAAAGAATGCTACTGTAAAACCAGAACCTAATCCTGATACAGGCGAAGTTCCTTTAACAATAGGTATTGCACATAAACTTTTAAAAGACAAACAAGATAAGAAAGAAGTTAAGAAAGAAGAATTAGAAGAAGTGTTTAGTAGAAGTCAGATTGATAGACTTAAAAAAGAGTATGAACCTTTAAGAAATAAAAAAATTAATCCAACAAACTTAATGAAAGTATTTGATAAAATTGACCATGATAAAAATACTCTGATTCAATTATATAAATCAAATATACCTTTTGTTAGTACACTAGCAGGAAGTAGACTTTCTCAAAAACATAATTTAAGTCCTATGGATATTAAAAAAATTATATCTAAAGAAGAAGTACAAGAAGAAGTAGAACTTACAGAATACTTTGCAACAGTACATTCAGATAAGAAACCAATTGCAGACTTTATTAAGAAAAACAAATCAGGTATTGATTATGTAGATGATGACGCTGGTGGTAACATAGAGTTTGAAGGTAAAAATGCTCATGACCTTGCAGATAAAGTAAAGGCAAAGTTTGGTGTAAGAGTTACAAAAGAAAGTTTTGAACCAATAGAAAATAAATCATTAGATGAAAATAGTCATACTCTACCTAGTATGCGAGTACCAATGACTGTTCAATATACTTACATAAGAAATCCACAGTTATTTATGCAAATACTTAAAGGTACTAAAACAGGTAAGAAAATGAAACATGTTTTCCCTCGTAAAATGGGAAGTGGAGAATATATTTTAAGAGGTACAGGTGAAGACCATATAGACTTCTTAAAAACATTAAACAGTAAAGGTGTCATGCCTAAGAATAAAATTTTAGGTGAAGAACTAGAAGAAGATACTAACAAGTATATCACAGAAAAAATAAAAGGATTAGAAAACAAGGCAAAGAAAACAGGCATGCCATATGGTATCTTAAAGAAAGTATACGATAGAGGTATGGCTGCATGGAAAGGTGGTCATAGACCTGGTGCTGGTCAACAGCAATGGGCATTTGCAAGAGTAAATTCTTTTGTAACTAAATCATCAGGTACATGGGGTAAGGCAGATAAAGACCTTGCACAAAAAGTAAGAGCTGCAGAATCAGTAGAAGAATCAAGACAACTAAAAGATAAAGAAAAAGAAATGATGGTTGTTAAAAATGGCAAAGTAATAGTCATAGATAAGTCTGATTTTGATAAGTATAAGTCAAAAGGATATATACAGGCTGAAGATACAGAAAATGAGGCATGTTGGGATACACACAAACAAGTCGGTACTAAAATGACAGGTGGAAAGAGAGTACCTAACTGTGTGCCAAAGAATGAAGAACTAGAAGAATCAGCCGCTTCTGACCAAGCAAAATCAATGGGGTTAACCTATTTGAAATTTGGTAGATATGGTAAGAATGGTAAAGTAACACACAAAAGTGATGGTGGTGCATTAAGAAAATTTGACCCCAAAACAGGCAAACTTGGTGATAAAGAAAAACCAAAATTTAAAAAAATGTCAGTTGCTGATGTAAATGTTGATGATATAAAAGGTAACGAACTTAAAATTCCTAATGTTGCAAATCCTTCAGAACTAGTAAGAGGATTGAAAGATAAATATGGTGATAAGTATAAAGTTACAAATGGTCCTACTAGTGTTACTATTACTAAAAATCAAGACGCTACATCATTATCTAGTAAAGAAAAAGAACAAGAGGTTAAAAAATTAAAAGATAAAATAGGATTGTATAAAAAAGATGGTTCACCTTCAGCAGGTAAATTAGCCGGCATTATAAAAAGAGATTTAACAAGTGGTCAAATGCCTAAAGTACCTGGATTTATAGAATACGATTATCCTAGTAGTGATACTTTAAAAATGGATGCAGATGAACCTGATGAATTGATAAAACAATTAAAGAAAAACTTTGGTGACTATTTAGATATAAAAGATGATGGAATGCAAATAGTAACTGCTAAAGTTAAAGACTTTGATGATATCAAAGAAAATATAGATGATTATCCTGATTTAAAAAAGTATGGATATACTGATGTATCACCATCTTCCAAATTAACTCCTGCTCAAAAGAAATTTCAAAATCTTTTAAAAAGGTTAGATAAAGATAGACAAGCTAAGAAGGCTGCATACTTAAAAAATGAAAAGGAAGAAGTACAAGAGGCAAACTTAACAGACAAACAAGTAGATATGGTAAAAAAAGTCGCAGACAAATTACCAAAAGATGATTTCAAAAAACGATATGGTAAAGACGCCGATAATGTTAAATTCGGAACTGCTACTAATATTGTTAAGAAAAAACTAAACATTGATGGATATGAGGGTGCTAGAAACCTCGTAGACAGACTATTAAAAAAGGAGAAAGGTGATGAGTAAATACTTAGAAACTAAAAAAGGTAGTCTAGAGGATATGGTAGCAGGCGTAACAGAAGGCAAACAATCCGAAGACTATAAACAATTATTTAAGAAAGAACTTGAAAAGACTGGTAAAGGAATTGGTTCTATGTCAGACATGGAAAAGAAATCTTTTTTTAATAAGATAGATAAAAAACATAGTGCAAAAAACGAAGGGTCTAAAGAGGTTCAACAAAAAAATGTTAGAACTTCACCAGGTGAAGGCACTGGTGCAGCTGGCGGACCTAAACTATCAGAATCAGTAGAACTAGAAGAAGGTGGTGTCAAAGACTTCTTAATGGATGTTGAAGATGACGCTTCTGATATGAGTTTAAATGACTTAATCAAAAAGTATTATGGTCAAATGGGTTTATCTGCTCAAGAAATCAAAAAGATTTATTACAGAGTAAACGAAGAACTAACTGCTGGTCAAAAGAAACTTCCACCTGCTTTACAAAAAGCAATTAAAGACAAAGAAGATAAGAAAGAAGTCAAGGAAGAATCAGAAGAAGAAACTAAATCTTTAAAAGATACAGTACATGATATATGGAATCAGGCTGCTAAAGAAGAAGAAACAAGAGAAGATGAGGCAAAATACTACAAACCAGTAGAAGAAGAAAAAAAAAGCCTGAATGAAGAAAAAATAAAGTGTCCTAACTGTGGTCATATGAATGACGCTGACGCTCATAAATGTTCTAACTGTGGCGCTTCATTAAACAGTAAAAGTGAAGATAAAGACGGAAAGAAAAAAGCTATGACTGGTTCACCTGCTACTAAAGTAGATACAACACCAGAAGTAGAATACGATAAATAATGATAATATATTGTGATATGGATGGAGTCCTTTGCGATTTTGAGCGACAATGGGCTCGTGTCAATAAACTACCATTCTCAAAATTTCAAACTCTTAACATGCATGACAGGTGGGAAAAAGTCAGACAGCATGGTAGTTTTTGGGAAACTATACCATGGAAAGGTGATGGTAGAATGTTATGGAACTATATTAAGAAATATGATGTAAGAATCTTATCAGCATATTCATCATCAGACCCAGCGTGTATGGCTGGTAAAAGAAAGTGGTTACAAAAGAATGTATCAATATCTAGTGCTAAAATTCATTTAGTAACTAGAAGTCAAAAACAAATCTATTCAAAGAAAAATACTGTTCTTATAGATGATTATATCAGAAACATCAAAGAGTTTAGTGCAAAGGGTGGTATAGGTATAAGACATAAAAGAACAGGTTCAACAATTTCAGAACTCAAAAAACTAGGTTTATAGAGATTATCTCTTATAAATAGTATCATAGATTAAAGAGGTGATTAATTGCAATTAATTTATTTAGTAAAAGGAGAGAAATTATGAGTTTATGGGGAGCATCCGACGCTGATGAATCTAAACCTAAGAACTTAACTACAGCAGAGAAGAAAGAAGTCTTTGCTAACACAAGTGGTTGGGTGAGAGAAGCAGGTTCAGTTTTATCAGGTAACGGTAATACAAGTGCGACACCAGAAGTTTTGGTCGCAATCGGCGGATTGACAACTGCTTTAGGTACTGCTGACATTACAAGTATTGATTTTAATATCACAGCATTTGATAAATCAGATGGTGGTACATTATCAGTAACAGCAAGATTTAATGAGGCTGTTGATGTAACAGGTACACCACAATTAACAGTAGTGAATGATACCAATTCAAATCATACATTATCATACGCTAGTGGAACAGGTACTAACGAATTAGTATTTACATTAGCAATTGGAGCTGCAAACGCAGCTACAGACGCTGATGATGTTCTATCTATTGGTGCTAACGCTATGGCACTTAATGGTGGTACAGTTAAAGACGCTGGTACAACTGATAACGCAGTTATTACAAACGCTGCTAGTATCGGAACAGCAGCTGGTACAATAACAGTAACAGCATAAATATAAATAATGATAGAAAGGGAAGGAAACTTTCGTGCAGACTTCCCTTTCACTTTGGTCCATGTGTATGCATGGAGTAGCATTCCCGAAAGGGGTTAATATAGGAGAAAAAAATGGCAGATAAGAAAATAACAGCATTATCTAACTTAGGTGATTCATTAGCTTCGGCTGATTTATTTCATGTTGTAGATGACCCAACAGGTACACCAGTCAATAAGAAAATAGCTGCTGAAGATGTTTTTAATAATATACCTTCATGGTTAGGTTTAAAACAAACTTCACAATCAGCAACAGCAGATGGTTCAACAACTATCGCAATTAATGTTACAACAGCAATAACAGAGATTAACGCTACATCGGCGCTAAGTGCCTGTTCATTAGCAGATGGTGCTGACGGTCAAGTAAAGACTATCATCAACACATCTACAAGTAACACTAATGTAGTTACAATTACACCTAGTAATCTAAGAGGATATACAAATGTTCTTTTAAATGCACCTGGTGAAACAGTAACATTATTATTTAAAAATTCAAACTGGAACATTATAGCAGGTAACGGCTATACTACATCATAATTATATTATAGGAGTTAAATCATGGCGAAAACAATTGATGAAAAAGTATTAATGGAAGAGAGAAAAACTTTAGAAGATGATTATAAATCTACTGAAGAAAAAATAAAACTTATTGAAAAAGAACTGATAAATTTAAAGAGTAATCTTAATGCTATCTATGGGGCGGTTCAACAAGTAGACAAATTGATAGTTATGTCGAAAGAAGGTAACAAGTCAAAGTCAAGACAAGAGGCAGACAAGGCAAGTGAAGTCGCTTAAAAAACATATAGAAGAAGAAGATAACTTGAAAGAGTTTGAAGAGGATTTATTGGCGAAGGAAGAGAGCGCCGATGAATCTGAAATTAACGAGGAAGAAAAATGAAAACTTTTAAACAACATATATCAGAAAGTGGTGTTAAAACAGCGGCTGCTGTTGGTACAACTGTTGATGGTAAATCTGTTGAAGACAGTCAAATCGGTGCTTTCAATGTGCAAGATGAAGATGTTCTTAAAGTAGTTAATGGTTTTGTTGGTTCTATTGCAGAGGGTGAATATATTAACCCACAACATGCATTAGATAAACTAAACGAAAAACTATCTAGAGTAGGTCTACATTGTGATTGTACAATAGAAGGTGAAAATGGCACTAACACTTTTGATATGAAAAGACATGGTGGCAGATTTGGTAAAGATACAGATGGCTCAGACATAAATGATGATGGTATTTCTCATGTAAAAGAAGGTGGATTAAAACTGGAAGTTAAACATGAAAGAATATCAAACGGTACATTTAAAGTTTATGCAAAATTAATTTAATTTAATTAAGGTATATTATGGTTTTTGAAACAATTACGAATGATAATTGGTTGACTTATGCAATGAAAAGTTATGACAACCCTACACTTGAAAAAGATGTAGAGTTTAATGATGATTTAAAAAGGTTTAAGTATTTAAAAAGATTATTTCGTAAGTATGAATTGACAGGCAATATGAAAGTGAGATTGGCAGTTAATCACATTGTAGTATTACACAATGTTTTTAATACGGATACTGCTACTACTTTACTATTGTTTAAGATAGACCGAGTATATTGGCCTATCTTAAAGTCAATTTTGAGTTACTTAAACTATTTGTACCCAAATGAATTAGATGACATTGCTGAAGATGAAAAGATTACAAAGATGTTAGAGGAACTATAATGGCAAGTAGAGCTGTAGATTTATTAATAACATATAGAATAATGAAATTATTAGTAACACCTTTTGATAAACAAGAGGCGTTTAAGTATGGTATTATAGATAAACAAGGTAAAGTTTTAAGACCTTGGAGAACTATATCTAAGACAGCAGAAAAACAGTCCTATACAATGCTACATAGATTTGTTTTTAATCTAAAAAGAATATTACAAAAGGCAGGTCTAGGTGGTAGACTAGGAACTTTTGCTGTTGCCCTTGCAACATTGATAAGAGAAAACAAAGAGTTTGAACAACATCAAAAACTTATAGAAAGTACAATAGTGAAGTATTTAAAAGAACAAAAACTTTACGAAGAACTTTTACAAGAGGAAGGACATATCATAGG